AAAAACAGAACGGCCGGTTGAAAGGAAGGGTTCTCGACTATGGCTGGGATTTTCCTGTTTCATAAGATCTTCATCCCCGCCGCAATCATTCTTAAGTTTCCAACGATACCACTTTATTTGAGAAAAATTAATGTCATATAAATCTATTAGATTTTTCTCGTACTCGCTTAAATTCAATATCCCATTAGCTTCCTTAATGTCCACTAGAATCACCCACTTAAGAATTTAAACCATTGTTTAACGGTATTGTTTTTGCGAGTATATATTGCGTGAAACTCTTTATGGCACGACTCACAAAGTGTAACTCCATTAATAGGAACGAATCTTAAACCCTCATGCTCCGAATAATTCTTTAAATGATGAACGTGTAGGCGCACCCCTCTAATATGACACTTCCTACACGTATAATTATCTCTTTCAAATACTGTTGTTCTCCACTCTCTATACTCAAGCCTTAACCTATCTTTCTTACACCTCATTGCTGAACCGTTTTTCCAGTGTGGGTTATTCTCGCCAGATAACGCTAATGATATTTTCTTCCTAACGGCTATTGGCATTTCTTTCCCCTTGTTTGTTTTAGATATGATTCGCTTCGTCTTTTCTGTGTGTTTGCGTCCATAGAAAGGGTTACCTTTGCCGCTAAACTGTCTAGATTTTGACTTACTATAGCACTCAGAAGAACAATAATTATTTTCCATCTTACGTTTTCCGTACACATGTGACCATTTTTTAGGAAATTCTTTACCGCAATTAGAACAATTAACCGTTGCCATTCTTGTTAAATCTAGTCCAAGCCTTCTCATTTTTCTAACAACACTACAACCAGAAACATTTAATTCCCTTGCTATGTCATTTGAACTTTTGCCAAGAACATAATATTGTTCTTGAAAGAAATTATAATCATAGGCGTTAAGTTTTGCCATGCTTAATATAGACCTCCCATGCTTCTTTTTCCTTATCGCTAATAGGCATCTGGTACTCAGAGTGCGCCCACCAAGGAAAAAACATAGGCACGAAGTCATTTTCTCCCGCCTCTGCCGCATCCCACAAATCTTTAAATGAGTTCATTCCCGAAGCCGTACTTTCTATAATCACAATAGTTCCGGTCTTGTTTGGAACAGATTGAAGTATCCCCGTTAATGCCTTCTTTGGGTCACCGCTGTAAAAAGCAAACTCCGATAAATGAACGTAATGGTAAGTGTCTGAACGTCCAATGCCTTCGCTACCGGCTGTCTGGACACGGATTTTGCTGTTAAGACCCTTCTGTTTTCCTTTATAAGTAATGGGTGTGTCAAAAATTAATTCCCTTGCATTAGAAGCTCTTTGCAATGGTTTTACATGATCAGGCAGATTATTGTTCATAAACTTAGCTTTTTCAAAAATAGAATTTGTCGAGTCATCCCTATGTGCCACAACTAAAGCATTTCTGTTTGGATTCTTTATTGTTCGGCAAACAAACTTAGCCTGTGCGTATGTGCTTACACCTTCCTGTCTAGCCTTTAAAACAATTATTCTGGCCGGTTTCCCCTGAGCCTCCAACTCTTTTATTTTATCGTCAATTTGCTTTTGAATACTATTAAGAGCAAAGGGAACCATATCACCGTCTTTATTTACAATCTTGACGTAATATTTCAGCCACGATGCATCATATTTTCTACCTAATTCAGCCTTCGCCGCCTCTGCATTTGCAAGTATAACCTGGGCGGCAGACAATTGTTTCTTTGTCACCTTGGCTTTAGGCTTTGGCTTTTCGGCTTCAGCTTTTGCCTCGCTATTCACTTTCGCTTCTGCCATCGCCAACACCTCACCAAACACATTCCCTAATTGACTCCACTAATTCAAAGTCGTTCCGATTCTTGGCGTACTCTATGTCTCTGCATTTATCCTCTTCTACACTCCAACGCCAGCAGTTAGCACAGTTTACCGGAATCACGCCATAATATAAGTCTGATGGTATATTTGGCTTTTGTTCATACGCTCTGCATGAGCGGGTTTCTTGTTGCATTTGGTGTAACTCCTAAGTTTTATCTCTTGAACTTATAAATATCCACTCTTCTTGACCGTCCCCATCTTCCCCTAATGACTCAATTACCTTATCCATTCTTTCGTAACACCCTGCCAGCAAACCATGTATATCGTCATCAATATAAATATCCCCCGGCAATTGTTCGCTTTTGGCAGCACATAGTATTTTGCCGTTTGCCCTTACTCGCAATGCCATAAACTTCCTCCCAATTTGTCCTAAACCTTGATTAATACGTTTGCATATCCGTCTATTGGTATACAGCTTGCCATCAATCATGTACACGCTTTATTTGGCTTAAAATCAGTATTTATACTCTCGGAAAAGGGATTAAGGGAAACGAAGTTTCAATTAATCCGGCCTTGTGGCTGGGTGGCCCTAACTTTAGCAATAAGCCTCATTTTACTAGCATTAATTTACCAAATCTCTCCTTAGCATAGTTTGTTAAAAATGGGTCTAAGTCTTTCTGGAAAAGAGCATATAAATTAGGGGATAAGCGATTACTACTAAAGAAGTAAATCGGATTAAAGTAATATTGAACCGTCTTATCGTCACCAATTTTCACATCAACCTTGGCAATTATCCTGCACTTAATCATTCTCTTTATAAATGTAGTAGTATGCCGTTCCGTATCCTTGATTACATCCGCCATTTGCCTAATAGTCATTGGCCTTGGGCTATTACCAACCCCCCTATACCCAATCATATTTGTATTCCTATACACCTTTTTGCTCAATAAAAAGAGGTTGGCAATGTCAACCTTCCTTAATCCTACCGGTAATTCAACATCCTGAAATGTCTTAACAAAACTAGTCTGGTTCCAGAACAAATAACCCTTCTTATCATCAAACCTATCTGGAAGATATACCTTCTTTTTGCATGTCTCCGTACCGTCATTATCGTAATAAGCCGTCTCTTTATATCCCATAATACACCTCCAAAACACTCATTTTACGGGTGCATTTTAACCCGATTTTGCACCTAAATTTTAATACCCATTTATAGCCTCAAACCGTTGATATATAAGGGTTTCTTTAAACTAACCATGTAAATCCACATATAGTATACGTTGTAGAAATACATGCAAAGCCAACAATAAACCCCCTTCACCAATCACGAAAGGGCTTTCTCTTATAAAAAATTTTTATATATTTTTTTGACCCAACTCTTATTTAACCTGAAAAAACATTGGGGGTGGGGTGTGTTTCCCATATTCTAAGTCAAAGGCGAATCAATTAACTAATCACTGTTTATTATGGGCTTTACAAATAAATATATTTTTCACTGGGAGAGGTAATTAATCTCTGTCTTGATAAAAATATTATTTGTACTGGGAGAGTAATCTTGCTCATTTCTGGGACAAGACAAAATCTACTAGGACTTTCTTTACATACTAAATAAAATATATTTTCTCTGTTAGAGGTAATCTATAAAAACCATGGGGGTGACCACCCTAGATCGTGGGGGTGCGGGTGGCTCCGGCTGAGGGTCAAGCCATAGCATGCACACACTACCTATACCCCCCCTGCCACAAGCGCAACAGGTATGCCCAAGCACACACAGGCACATATCAGCATCAGCCTAGCAGCGCATCGGACATTGAATGAGGCAAGCTGAACCCCATCAGAAACCCAATAAATACCGCCTTAAAAACTTTGTTAAATAACACTTAAAGAAAGAATCAGCATTTTGTTATTAATCATCATTATCATCTAATGGCGTAATATCCACTACCTCACCTTGAATCTGGAGCTTGTTAGCAATCTCAATAAGTCTCTCTAAATCCCCATCAGATAAGGTGGAAACGTCCTGGACCTGTAGAGGAGAGCCACCAGGACCGGAAACCTCGACTAATTGAGTATCGCGCCAGCCATAATTATTAGTAAGGTTAAATTTAGCACCCTGAAAAGCCTTATTGTCGAAGCTCTGTGTAGCCGTATAGTCCTCAATAATCAGCTTCGCGCGCGTAACTGCGTTAACGTACTCATTCTTATCCTGATAATTAAGTAATGCCAATCTACTAGTAAATCCCAATGCCAATGCTAATCCTGTGACTGTCAATGGCCTATGATAATAGGTAACTGGCTCTCCATCGACTCCCATCACAATATCTCCATTATCATCACGCTTGTATGCTTGGCAGGACAAAAAATACTTATCTATAGCTTGCTGCAACTCATCGACTGACTTATACCTTGCAGGTTGACCGCCCTTATTACCCAGCGCATATTGATTGCCGATTGCAGCAGCCATACTCTCACCTTCCTATCTCCTCGACCAATCACTACTACTTATATTAATTGTTTCAAGGCTTGCCTTCTTTTGTTTATTCCTATTTTCCCCTGCCAAATATCCAACAATTCCAGAGTGGTTCCCATGCTTCCAATAAGTAGTAGACTTCTTTTCTATTTTACTTATCATTCTCGTGCTCATGGTCGAATCACCCCAGTTTCAAATCTACTAAATATGTACCTCTCAGCCCACCACAGCCCCCACAAGCCCACTAATCTACTATCTTAGTGTAATACACCTAGATAGCACATTACCACGCTCAGACAGGCTTATATAATTCCTGCTATAATATAGCGTTAATTTGACTCTATCTTAATAGCATGGTATCATCATACCTAAAGGAGAGTGATACCACATGCGCGACACTAAAGATATGATGCTCAGGCTTCCCCCCGATCTATGGAAGCAAGCCGGTTATCATAAGATAGAAACAGGCGAAAATGTAACTGCATTGATAACAAGATTACTGACCGAATATTTCTCTCAAAATCCCAAGAAAACTTTTGAAAATAAATAGGCCCAAATTAGTAAAAACCGCTACAACCTGCATGGTAAGCGGTTTTCTTGCTCATATAAACTTATTAAAATATCCTTGACATATACCTTGATACCATGATACATTATATATAAGGGAATTGTGCTTAATTATCAAACAATTTAAAGGAGGAAACAAAAACATGACAAAGCACTTTAAAGTATCTACTGAAGTAATCGCTTACACGTTTGAAAACAATGAAGAAGGTACGCTCTTAACTCTAACTAAACAAGAATACAAATTCATCCAAAGAGTAAATGGTAACGCAGCATTTCCCCAAAACTTTGTAGATCAAGAAACCGGAATCGAATACAGCCTATTTGACTGCTACGAATCAAACCTAAGCACAACGATAACCGCGTCATACCACCCAATAGGGGTAGAATAACTTGAAATGCAAGCAATGCGAATATTACTTCAGTAAATTAACCGACAACCCATATAATGAGCGAAAAAATAAATACCACGAATGCTGGTATCCTGTAAGGGATACAGACGGGGCAATATTGGTTTTAAGAAGCAAAAGGAGCTTATACGCCAAAGATGCTAATAGTAGTCCGGAATGGTGCCCATATAGACTATAACATCCTGAGAGCTTATGCTCTCGTCCATGCTCCCAACTATGGAAGTGTGGACGGAAACATAAACAAATTAAAGGAGGCCGATAAGATGACACCCGAACTTTACAAATCCTTACGCCAAGTAAAGAAGGCAATCGAAACCCAAATCAAAGAGGATGTACTCAACAGACTCACACCGAAAGACACGATCAACACTTTGTTTCAAGTCCTGGACACTGATACAGTTAAATGGTTTTTCGCTGAGACAGTCAAAGCCGCCGACTGGGATGGACGATTCAGCAGCCGGACAAAGGAATGGGCAAAGCAGTTATACATCCCGGCCCTGCATAGTGAGGATGGCAGGAAATACGGTCAAATCAGTGATAGTATCGTACACCGGGCGCATGTTAATCAATTAGTAGAAGCGATAATGAGAGCCTAAAAGCCCGCTAAGCCATGGTCGATAATGCCGACCACTCCTCGAAAGAGGAGCCGTTCAAGGGCAAAAGCCTAAAACATTGAAGGAGGGAAAACAAAATGTATAAGATGAGTCAGACCGATAGTCTTTATGCCGAACCAATACTGACAGCGGCCAAAGGAGAATATTGTCCCGAATGTGATTGTCAAAAAGTGTACTGGATAGGTGATGACACAAGCGAGTTTTATTGCCCCAATTGCGACGATACTTACTCTTCCTAAGAAGGCACCCTATGCCTTCGCTCCTGCCTCTCGACAACAGCCGAGGGATGGGAGCGGAAACATAAACACCAGTCTTAGCCTACTCCACTACCTCAACAGCCTCCCGACAGCGTCCCAGGCGCGAATGATGCGACCTGACAGCCTAGGAGAGTGAGAGAGGCACGAGGCGGAGAAGCTGGAACAAAGCACAAAATAAAGGAGTGTTGAAAAATGGATTTCAAAGTATTATCACAGAGATTTTCAGACGAACTAATCATCTACGTTCCGAGCATCGAATTATGCGAAGCTGCTACCGTAGCAGAAAAATGTTACCCAGCCCTACGATTCCTAAAGAATTCCCCATCAGATTGCCATGAATATTTCCTGCTACTCGACTCACAGATAGGCGAATGGGAGGAGCATTCTGAAAAGGTATCCCATTTTTACACAGACTATTTCGGGGGAAAAGAGAGCGTAGAGAAAAAATTTCGCGAAATGTCCGCGAGATAACGAGAACATGGAGTATATGTATATATTGCACATACTCCCCTACCTACGACCCAGCAGCAGAGGACAGCCGCTAGCCCCGGCTGTAATGCCCAGCCCCGGTTCCAAGGCCGGAGCAATAAAAAAGAGAGGATGCGAGGGAATGAGTAAATTAACCAAATGGCTAGCCTCTAATGGCTATACCCACGAAGTACAACGACTAACAAGTGGCGGACAATGCGTATTTGTTAAACTGCATCAGATAACATCCGATGCCGAAAAAAATGCTTATGCAGCATCTAAACAGAATAAAGCTACCCTATAAATACGCCGGCTATTATGATTGGCTAAGGATAGATTTTTAATCACAGAGGGTTTAAGCCCTCGCTCATACATCCAATAAGGGTGCGTGAGCGAATGCTTAAATAAAGAGGAAAGAAGGAATTGAGAAATGGCAAACGTATACGAAATTGTAACCGACCGCATCATCAAAAAGCTGGAATCCGGTGTAATCCCTTGGCGTAAACCCTGGAATTCATGCGGAGCCGTTAGTTGGGACACCCAGCGCGAATACCGTGGAATCAATGCAATGTTACTCGACCCCGGCGAATATGCCACATTCCGGGCCATAACCAAAGCTGGTGGCAAAGTCAAAAAAGGCGCGAAATCTCAAATTGCAGTATTTTGGAAAATGATGGACGGTACAGACAGTGAAGGCAATCCAAAACAAATCCCTTACATGCGTTACTACTCAGTATTCGAGATCAACACGCAAGCCGAAGGATTGAAAAGCAAACGCAAAGACGTTGAGCCTCACGAACACAACCCCATCCAAGAAGCAGAAGAAATAAAAGAAGGATACCGGAATTGCCCTCCGATAACCTTCGCGCCAGGTAAAGCCTTCTACGTGCCTTCTACTGACTCAATAAGTGTACCAGAAATTAATGACTACGACAACCCCGAAGAATTCTACTCCACTCTATTCCACGAAATGACACATAGCACAGGCCACAAATCCAGATTACACCGCAGCGGAATCCTTGACATAGCAGCCTTCGGAAGTGAAACATATTCCAAGGAAGAACTTGTAGCTGAAATCGGAGCTGCGATGCTCTGCACGGTAGCGGGGATTGACCAAAGCACCTTCGAGAATTCAGCCTCTTATATCTCCGGTTGGTTACGCAAGCTCAAAGGTGATAGCAAGTTAATAGTTAGCGCAGCCAGCCAGGCGCAGAAAGCAGCCGATCATATCAGAGGAATCAAGGGAAGTTATGAAGCATGAAAAAATCCCTTGATATGGTTAAAAAGTTGCAGAACGCCTTGAACTCTGAAATAGGCAAGTCAATATCTAAAAAGCTAATTACTCAAGCCATGGCCAGAGGTAAAGCCGATGAATGGAAGCAAATACAGCAAGACTTTGTTATCTACCTGATAGCTACCACGCCAAAACTGCTTAGAGTGTTGAGCGATGATATTTACAACGAATTGCGGAAGGTTCAAAGGTAAGCCGGGGACCGTAACACCCGGCACAATTAAGAGGGAGGTTGAAACTGCTTGATTAATTCCAACAAATACATTATAAATCGGTTAAATTCACTTGATTTTTAGGTGAAAAATGATTATATTAAAGGGGAATAAGACATGAAGATTATTAGGGTTACAAAGGAATATTTTGAAACAGAAGATGAAAAAGTTTACTTTTTTGAACCACTGAAAAAAGTCATATCGGTTGAGGATATGCAAAAAATAGTAAATACCCACGAAAAAACGGTAAAACAAATTAGCAATAAGGAGGAATTATAAATGAAAGTCGAAATGTGGCAGCTAAGGCAACGACAAGGATTACCTCTTGAGTTAAAAATTAAATATACCGAACATCGTATTGCGGCGTGGTATGACCATTGGAATGGAATGGTTGATGTGTCGTTTTCGGGCGGGCTTGATTCAACTGTTCTGTTGCATATTGCAAGAAAAATTTATCCAGAAATCCCTGCAATATTTGTTGATACTGGCCTTGAATTTCCTGAAATTAGGCAGTTTGTGAAAACGATTGAGAATGTTATAACGGTAAAACCAAAAATGCAATTTAGAGAGGTTATCAGTAAATATGGGTATCCGGTAATAAGTAAGAAGGTCAGTAGATTTATAAATGATTTACAAAGATCCAGCGATAAAAACAAAAACACAGTTAATTTAAGAATTACTGGCATGAACCAGAATGGAATTTATTGTCCTTCACAGAAAATACCCAAGAAATATATCCGATTAGCCGATGCTCCATTCAAAATATCTGACAAATGCTGCGAAGTAATGAAAAAACGACCGCTTATTTATTATCGTAAAAAATCAGGAACATTTGGGATAGTTGGCACAATGGCAGAGGAAAGCTCTATGCGAGAAAAAGAATATCTTAATAATGGTTGTCAATCATTTGAAGCAAGACATCCGCTGTCACAACCGATCGCATTTTGGTTAAGACAAGACATCTTGCAATATATCGTCCAATTAAATCTTCCCTACTGTTCAGTTTATGGAGAGATTAAAACCGGGTCGGATGGGCTACTGTTCACGACAGGTGAACAGCGAACCGGGTGCATGTTCTGTATGTTTGGTGTCCATCTTGAGAAAGGTGAGAACAGATTTCTGCGCATGGCGAGGTCACATCCAAGTATTTACAATTATTGTATGAATACTTTAGATTTATCGACTGTTTTGAAATATATAGGAGTAAAGCATTGAAAATCTATAAAATCACAGAAGCAAGTGCATATATTGGCGTTTCTATTAACTCGCTAAAAACACTTGCAAATAACGGTAAAATTAAATCTTTTAGCACTACAGGAAAACACAGGCGTTTCCGGCAAGAAGATTTAGATTCTTATATGGGAGTTGAAAAAGTTAAACAAGAAAAACTAACAATGATTTATGCCAGATGTTCGACTGCCAAACAGAAAGAAAATCTTGAAAGACAAAAAGATAGACTGCGTAAATATGCGGAAAATAAAGGATATAAATACGCTTTAATTGATGAAATTGCCAGTGGCATAAACGAAAAACGGGCAGGAATCCATAAATTAATAAAAATGTGTTTTGAGGGGAAAGTTGAACGGGTTTTGATTGAATACAAAGATCGGCTTGCCCGTTTCGGCTATGAATATCTTGATGCTATTTTTACAAACCTTGAAGTGACCGTTGAAATAATCGAAACAAAAGAAAAGAAATATGAGGAAGAATTAGCCGAAGATATTATGAAGATTTTGACTTGTTATTCTGCCAGATATTACGGTGCAAGAGGTGGTAGAAAAAAGAAAATAATACAGGAAATACCGTTAGTTGAATCTGACGGAATTTAAAAAGGAGGAATATACATGGCAAACATCATCAACGAAACCCTAGCCCAACGAGCAAAGGAGAACTACAGTTTCAGCGACTACAAACCAGGCAGTGCAACATCCGAATACAATCAACAAATCGCCGAAGTGACCGCAGCCATCGAAAAAGCGAAAGCCAACGTATCACCCGAAGCCCAGGAACGTCTTGACCACCTGTTAGCCTCTTATACCTCCCGCTACGCCACATGGACAAATAACAGCAACCGCAACGGTGCAAGCCATGTAAGTGCCATGATTTCCGGTCCATCAGGTTTTAATCACCGGCAACATGAGAAGTATTTAGCCCGCGAAGGTAAACTATGGCAGGAGTACGACGAGCTGAAGGACATTTACAACCGCATAGACTCAATCGTAGCTGGTGACCGCATCATAAAATCGAGTGATGCAAACGCCATCGAAAAACTGGAGACTAAATTCGCGGAACTCCAAAAACTTCAGGAGAATATGAAGGCAGCGAACGCAATCCTACGCAAAAAGAAACTCACAGACGCTGAAAAGGTCGAACAACTTACCACCATAGGGTTTAGCGAATCGTCAGCTAACGAACTCCTCAAACCGGATTTTTGCGGTAGAATCGGCTTTAGCTATCACCTATCCAACAACAACGGAAACATGCGAAGCGTCAAAGAACGCATCGAAAAGCTGAAACGCGCACAAGCACAAGGAACGAAGGAAATTATTATCGAATCGGTGGAATCAGAAACCAAAGGTATCCGCATTGTTGATAACGTAGAAGCAGCTCGCTTGCAGATGTTTTTCCCTGACAAACCCAACGCCGAGATTAGAACCCAACTGAAAAAGAACGGATTTAGATGGACTCCATCAATCGGAGCTTGGCAGAGCTACAGAAGCGAACGAGCTAACAGGACAGCACAGGAAATCGCTAGTAATTACTAATCAGCAGGACTTTGTTCCTGCCCCTAATGTCCATCTAAGGACGCTAGGGGGAAGAACAAAACAAAAAGAAAGAAGGTAATCACATGACAACAATAATTAAATTAAACGGCAGTAAATGGTATGGACAACAGCCGGACACAATCGAAGTATTACTCGATGTACTCGGCAGGGAACCACTAGACCCAACCTTTGAGAGCTACGGTAACTTTGTAAATCACAACCCCGTATTTCTCCATAAGGAAGCAAAAGAAAAATACAAGGGATGCACAACTATATCCGGTAATTTCATGGAGTATTCACACGTTTTCAGTATTATTACCGATGATGCCGAGCTTATTGAAAAGCTAGAAACAGCAATCCGCAAGAATCAAGCTACACCGGAATACAAAGCCTTTAAGACTCAGATTGCAGAAGCAGAACAACGGAAGAATAAAGCCCGCAAACTATTTGAATCCGGCAAAATAAGCCTAATGGAAATGTACTCGATGGGATGCTAATCAACGGAATCAAGGCAGCCGGAGCCTTATCCGGCGTGAAGGAAAGGCGGGAATAAAATAATGTTTTATACATCAACACAAAATTACAAAGGTGGAGTTAATAACCTATATGTTGCCAACTTCTATTCTGGCAAGTATAGCTTGGCGACAGGAACAAGCCTAAAGGGGTTTCCACAAGCTATAAGCAATTGCAAACGCAATTATAAAAACAAATCTTTAAAAATACTAGGATTCTAGGGAGGAATCAACAGAATGGCAGTATTAATCCTAATCGGCTTAGTCGTTGCAGTTTCGCTTATCGTTTTAATCCGCTACCTAATAAAACTACTTGGAGAGGAGGAATCAGAGGGATGAAAAATCTAATCGACGTAACCCCCGACACCATCAAGTTATGGCGCGTTTATACGCCCCATTGCCAAGTATGCGGCAAGTCCCATAATCCTATTGCCCTAGTCTATTTTGTGCCACTCGATAATAATTTAGTATGCCGAAGCTGCGCGGTGGAATCAGGGCTGGAGTATGAGACTAGGATTTATATGAGGGAGGGTACGCCATGAACCTTGTACCTGTAGAATCCGAAAAGTTGAGCATTATGTCTACCCAGGATGTTGTGAGCTATTTCCTTTCACAACAAACAAATTCCACATCCAAAACCTACGGCAGCGCACTTCGGAGCTTTTTTGCATGGACTAATAACCAAGACTACCGCACTATTAGCCCTTTCCAAGCCCTGGACTACGACTCATATCTCAAATCAACCTACGCACCGGCCACGGTCCAAAGTCAGATTGCCACGCTGAAAATGTTTTTTAAGTTTGCTATGGAGTGTGGACTGATTGATAAGAATCCGTTTGCGACTATTAAGCAACACGCAGCCCCCAACCGATCAGGCGAAAAGTTCCTAGTTGAAAAAGAGGTTAATAAGCTAATCAAAGAACTAAAAAAAGCAGGAGATAGAGAGTATATACTCGGTCTATTACTTGCAAGCACTGGCATGAGAATCAGTGAAGTCCAACAACTTAGTTGGTGTGACTTTGTTCTCATGCCAGATAACTCCGTAAGCATCAATGTCCTTCGTAAAGGAGGAGAATACCAACTACTACCACTTAGAAAAGATGTTTGGGAGGCCGTAAAGAGCTACATGGGGCGAGAGATTAACCAAGCAGACCATTCCCCGCTTTTCCTAAATCCATCGAAGCGCAGGGCATCTGTGGTGAGCTTGAGAACATGGATAGTTAAAGCTGGTGAACATGCCGGAATCAAGCGTCACACAAATCCTCATATCCTGAGACATTCTTTTGCCACAAATTCGCTCGACAACAAAGCCGACATTCGCGATCTGCAATGGTACATGGGGCATAAAAGTTTGAACACAACTTCAATCTATGCCCATCCAACCAATAAGAAAGTTGGAGATTTCTTAAATATCAATGTAAGGAATGATTAAAGCNTTACCTCTGCATTACTTCTCATCATCCGATCATAGAC